TTTCCAGCTGTGAACGGTTGCAACTTTCTCGCCCAGCATTTCAGCAATGCGGGCTACGCGGTATCCCTGAAAATACAGCAGCATGGCCTGCCGACGGGGATCGAGATCTGCGGGAGTCAGTGTGGTGTTCATTGCACAAGATTACGGCCTTGCCTGACACCTTTCCCCGGCTGCGTTTTGTGTGGTGAACCCCACAAAGCCTGCGCGTTGTTTCACTCCCCCGTCCCGGCAAACATAAGGCTCCAGTAAGTTATTTCTAACGGAGCATGGCTCATGACAGCGAAAGCAAAGCGTTTCCGCATCGGGGTGGAAGGTGCCACCACTGACGGACGCGAAATCCAGCGTGAATGGCTGGAACAGATGGCAGCCAGTTACAACCCGGCGGTGTACACCGCGCAGATTAACCTTGAGCACATCAAGTCCTACGTGCCGGACAGCACCTTTAACCGCTACGGCACCGTGTCTGCACTGGTTGCTGAGGAAATTAAAGACGGTCCGCTGGCAGGCAAGATGGCGCTGTATGCCGACGTGGCCCCGACAGATGCACTTGTGGCCCTGGTAAAGAAAGGCCAGAAGCTTTTCACCTCCATGGAAGTCAGTCCGCAGTTTGCCGACACCGGGAAAGCGTATCTGGTAGGACTGGCTGCCACCGATGACCCGGCAAGCCTGGGCACCGAAATGCTGACCTTTAGCGCCACCGCCACCCATAACCCGCTGGCAAACCGCAAGCAGAACCCGGAAAACCTGTTTTCTGCAGCTGCCGAAACGGTTATCGAACTGGACGAAACCCAGGACGACAAGCCATCCCTTTTTTCCCGTGTCACTGCACTGTTTGCCAAAAAAGAGCAGACCGATGATGCGCGCTTCTCTGATGTGCACAAGGCCGTGGAGCTGGTTGCCACTGAGCAGCAGAGCTTTGGCGAGCGCACAGATAAATCCCTGTCAGAGCAGAGGACGCGCCTGTCTGAGCTGGAAACCGCACTGCAGCAACAGCAGGCCGATTTTGCGGCGCTGCAGCAGCAGCTGAATGCCGAAGATAGCCGCAAGGATTACCGCCAGCGTGCGCCGGGCGGTGACGCTCCGGCTGGCACCGTAACTAACTGCTGATGGAGCACACAACCCGATGAAACAGAAAACCAAATTTGCCTTTAACGCCTACCTGATGCAGCTGGCCCGCCTGAACAATGTTCCGGTGGAGGAATTGTCCAGCAAGTTCACGGTGGAGCCGTCCGTGCAGCAGACCCTGGAAGACCAGATTCAGCAGTCCGCCGCGTTCCTGACCCTGATTAACATCATGCCCGTGTCTGAGCAGTCCGGTCAACTGCTGGGGCTGGGAGTGGGCAGCACCATCGCAGGAACCACCGACACCACCGCCAAAGAACGCGAAGCGGTTGATCCCACGCTGATGACGGACGTGGAATACAAGTGCGAGCAGACCAACTTTGACACGGTGCTGACCTACGCGAAGCTGGACCTGTGGGCAAAATTCCAGGACTTCCAGCTGCGCATCCGGAACGCCATCATCCAGCGCCAGGCCCTGGACCGCATCATGATCGGCTTTAACGGCGTGAAGCGTGCCAAAACCTCCAATCGTGTTGATAACCCGCTGCTGCAGGATGTGAACAAAGGCTGGCTGCAGAAAGTGCGTGAAGATGCGCCGGACTGCGTGATGGGCAGCACCACCGATGCAGACGGCACCACCACGGCAGACCAGGTTAAAGTCGGGCCGGGTGGGCAGTACATCAACCTGGATGCGGTGGTAATGGATGCGGTCAATGAGCTTATCGACCCGATTTTCCAGGACGATGACGGTCTGGTGGTGGTCTGTGGGCGTGCCCTGCTGGCGGACAAGTATTTCCCGCTGGTCAACAAAGAGCAGGACAACAGCGAAAAAATCTCCGCCGATCTCATCATCAGCCAGAAACGCATGGGCGGTCTGCAGGCGGTGCGCGCGCCGTTCTTCCCGGCGAATGCTCTGTTGATCACCCGCCTGGATAACCTGTCCATTTACTGGCAGGAAGACACCCGCCGCCGGGCCGTGATCGACAATCCAAAGCGTGACCGCATCGAAAACTTTGAGTCCGTCAACGAGGCGTATGTGGTGGAGGACTACCGCTGCGTGGCTCTGGTGGAAAACATCGAAATCGGTGATTTCAGCGTGCCCGTAGCACCGGAAGGTGGGGAGTAACGCATGAGCCTGAGTCCCGCACGGCAACACCGCCTGCGCGTTCAGGCTGAACAGGCCGCCCGCATGGGCGGCAGTGTTCGGCATGCGTCGGGCTATGACCAGATGCTGCTGCAGCTGGCAGAGGACAAGCGCCGCCTGAAGGGTATTCAGTCCACGGTGACAAAGGCGCAAATCAAGGTGGAGCTGCTGCCGAAATATGCTGCCTGGGTGGAGGGCGTGCTGGCGGCTGAGGCTGCACACCAGGATGACGTGGTGATGTACGCCATGCTCTGGCGCATTGATGCCGGTGATTATGCCGGAGCGCTGCAAATCGCCGGGCACGCGCTGCGCCATGGCTGGGTGATGCCGCTGGGCAACCGCAACACGCAGACGGTGCTGGTTGAGGAACTGGCAGATGCAGCTCAGGCCGCTATCACCGCCTCACAACCTTTTGAGACGGAGTTTTTGTTGCAGGCGCTGGATATGACGGACGGCACCGACATGCCGGATCAGTCTCGCGCCCGTCTGCATAAAGCCATTGGCCTTTTGCTCTGCGAAGCCAGCCCGGCCTCTGCCCTGAATCACCTCACTCATGCGCTCCAGCTGGACCCCCGCTGCGGTGTGAAGAAAGACAAAGAACGGCTTGAGCGCAGACTGCGCAACGAGAGCCAGTGACGGAACGTGCCCCGCGCACGGGCGGCACGGGATGGCGACAGGCAGCGCCTTATCAAAATCCCGTTCACCGCCCACTTTTTCAGGAGAAAGCTGTATGCAGTTTGTTGCGCCTGAGCAGGCCCCGGAACAGGCGGAGGTCATCAAAAATACGCCGTTCTGGCCTGATGTGGACCTGTACGAATTTCGCAGCGTGATGCGCACTGACGGCACGGTAACGCCTGCCCGCCTGAAACAGCTGGCGCTCACGGCAATGTCAGAGGTCAACGCGGAGCTGTACACCTTCCGCCAGCGCCAGCAGGTGCTGGGCTACCGGATGCTGGCAGATGTGCCCGCAGAAGAACTGGACGGCAAAAGCGAGCGTCTGCACCACTACAGCAATGCGGTGTATTGCTGGGCGCGGGCGGTGCTGAATGAGCGTTACCAGGACTATGACGCCACGGCGTCTGCGGTAAAGCGCGGGGATGAGCTGACGGAAGCCAGCGCCGATCTGTGGCGTGATGCCCGCTGGGCTATCAGCCGGGTGCAGGATGCGCCGCACTGCACGGTGGAGCTTATCTGATGAAAGTGCGTGCGCACCAGTATGACACGGTGGATGCACTTTGCTGGCGTCACTACGGGCGCACGCAGGGTGTCACTGAGCAGGTGCTGCGGGCAAATCCGGGCCTGGCTGAATATGGCCCCTTTTTACCTCACGGGCTGCAGGTGGAGCTGCCGGATATGACGGAAACGCCCACCGTGCAGACCGTTCAGCTATGGGACTGAACCATGACGCTTGAACGAATCAGCGCCTTTATCACCTGGTGTATCGCCGTTGTGCTGGCGTGGATGGGGGACCTGTCCATCAAGGATGCCTCCACGGTGGGCGGCGTATTGATTGGCGCACTGATGCTGCTGATCAACTGGTACTACAAACACAAAACTTACCAGCTGCTGCGTGCCGGGCGGCTCTCGCGGGAGGCGTATGAATCCATCAATCGTTAAGCGCTGCCTGGTCGGTGCAGTGCTGGCCATCGCCGCCACGCTGCCGGGTTTTCAGTCACTCCACACTTCACTGGATGGTCTGAAACTGATTGCGGATTACGAGGGCTGCCGTCTGCAGCCGTACCAGTGCAGCGCGGGTGTGTGGACCGATGGCATCGGTAACACCTCCGGCGTGGTGCCGGGCCGGGCCATAACTGAACGGCAGGCGGCGGGGATGCTCATCACCAACGTGCAGCGCGTGGAAAGGGCCCTGGAAAAATGTGTGCGGCAGACGGTGCCGCAAAAGGTCTATGACGCGGTGGTGTCGTTTGCGTTCAACGTCGGCACAGGCAACGCCTGCAGCTCCACGTTGGTTAAGTTGCTCAACCAACAGCGCTGGGCGGATGCGTGCCGACAGTTGCCGCGCTGGGTGTATGTCAAAGGTGTGTTCAATCAGGGGCTGGACAACCGCCGCGCGCGGGAAATGGCCTGGTGTCTGAAAGGGGCGAGCGCATGACCCGTGCCCTGGCTGTGATTATGGCGCTGGTACTGGTAGCGCTGGGCTGGCAATCGTGGCGGCTCAATAACGCCAGCCACACCATCGAAACCCAGGAAGCTACGCTGAAAAGCAAAAACCAGGAGCTGGCGAAGAAAAACAGCCAGCTGATCGGCCTGTCCATCCTGACCGAAACCAACAGCCGGGAGCAGACGCGGCTTTATGCAGCGGCAGAATATACTCGCTCACTGCTGCATCAGCGTCAGAACCGGATCGAGGAGCTTAAACGTGAAAACGACGATTTGCGCCGCTGGGCTGACACTCTTTTGCCTCCTGATGTTGTCAGGCTGCGCGAAAGACCCATCCTCACCGGAGGTGCAGCTTACCGTGAGTGGCTGTCCAAAGGTGACGCAGTGCCGCCTGGAAAGGTCAGCGCCACGCAGTAACGGCGATCTGCTGAGCCTGCTGGATGAAACGGAGGCCGCCTGGGCGGTCTGTGCCGACAAAGTGGACACCATCGTGTCCTGTCAGGAGCGAGACAGTGAACAAGCCGCAGTCCCTACGCGCCGCGCTAAATAAGTCGGTGGCCTACGTCCGGGAAAACCCGGACAAGCTGCATCTGTTTGTGGATAAAGGCTCACTGGTGGCAACCGGGGCCACCTCCATGTCATGGGAATATCGTTACACCCTGAATGTGGTGATTGAAGACTTTAGCGGCGATCAAAACCTGCTGATGGCCCCGGTGTTGCTGTGGCTGATAGAGAATCAGCCTGATGCCATCAACAACCCGGAACTGCGCGAAAAGCTGTTTTCTTTTGAGGTGGATATTCTGCGCAATGACATTTGCGACATCAGTCTGGACCTGCAACTGACGGAGCGCATTCTGGTGAGTTCGGAGGGCGGAACCTCAACAGTTAAGGCGGAGCCGGAGCCAGATGTACCGGAAGAAATGTGGACGGTGAAGCGTGGATAACCTGCAGACAGTTGACGCCTGGCTGGCGGCGCTGCTGGCAAATCTTGAACCAGCGGCGCGAAAGCGAATGATGCGGGAACTGGCGCAACAGCTGCGCAGGACCCAGCAGAACAACATCCGCCTGCAACGCAATCCTGATGGGACTGGCTACGAGCCGCGCCGGGTAACGCCCCGAACAAAGAAGGGCCGCATTAAGCGGCAGATGTTCGCCAAATTGCGCACCACCAAATACCTGAAAACAGCTGCCAGTGCCGAATCTGCCAGCGTGCAGTTTGCCGGTCAGGTGCAGCGTATTGCCCGCGTTCACCATTACGGCCTCCGTGATCGTGTCAGTCGGAAAGGTCCGGAGGTGCGTTATACAGAACGCCGTTTGCTGGGTGTTAACGATGAAGTTAAGACGGTGACTAAGGACACTTTATTGCGCTGGCTGGCAGGAGGGTAGGACCTTAAAGTGAGCCGACCATAAAGTCAGCTCATTTAAATTAGTTAATTATTATTGCCGTTATTCCTGCTTGGTGATTAGGAATAATTGATAACTTATTTTTATTGCTAGCTTCTTTTAATAACCCTGAAAATTCAGGAATAGTAAGGAATCCAGCAATTCCTTTTTTTTCAGCAATATCAATAAATCTGCTCCCATGTTCATTAAATAGCAACGTAAGCGGAGCGGAGTCATCTTCAATTTTTTGAAAAAGTACTGATCCATCGGCGGCGACGTCAACGCGTATAATTGGCATTTATTAGCTCCAGTGGTTGAGAACAACGCAATTGTACCACGAATAGCACAACGTCATCGGGATGGCCCGCCCACCGAAAAGTGACATTCTCAGCAACTATGAACACACAAATCACCGAAATCATGCGCCTTATCACCAACCTGATCCGCACCGGTACTGTAACCGAAGTGGACCGGGACAACTGGCTGTGCCGGGTGAAAACAGGCGACCTCGAAACCAACTGGATTAACTGGCTGACGCTGCGTGCGGGCAATTCGCGCACCTGGTGGAAACCGTCCGTGGGGGAGCAGGTAGTGCTGTTCAGCCTGGGCGGCAATCTGGAAACCGCGTTTGCGCTGCCTGCTGTCTACTCAAATCAGTTTCCTCCCCCGTCCGATTCTGAGGACGGCAGCGTGACGGAATACCCGGACGGCGGCTGGTTTGAGTATGAGCCTTCAACCGGGCGCTGGTATGTACGGGGCATCAAGTCGATGGTTATCGAGGCAGCGGATAACGTCACCTTTAAAACCGGGGAATTTGTCGTGGAAGCTGACACCACCCGCATTAACAGTGACGTAGTTATCAACGGAGCAGTCACCCAGGGCGGCGGTCCGATGAGTTCTAACGGGATCGTGGTGGATGACCATGCGCACATCAAAGTGAAGTCCGGCGGCGATACCTCAGGAGGCCCGGTATGACGATGTATTCCGGCATGAGCAGTGCCACGGGCAAGGCCATCACCGACACCGAACATCTGTGCCAGTCCGTGAAGGATATTCTGATTACCCCGCAGGGCAGCCGTATTGCTCGCCGGGAATACGGTTCGCTGCTGTCTGCCCTGATTGACCAGCCACAAAACCCGGCGCTACGCCTGCAGATGATGAGCGCGGTGTACGTCGCGCTGATGCGCTGGGAGCCACGGCTGACGCTGGACGGCATCACCATCAACAGCAGTTTTGACGGGTCGATGGTGGTCGAGCTGACCGGGCGACGTACTGACGGCGCGCCCGTTTCCCTTTCCGTATCAACAGGAGCAGAGAATGGCAGTTATTGACCTTTCCCAGCTACCGCCGCCGCAGATTGTGGATGTGCCTGACTTTGAAACGCTGCTGGCTGAGCGCAAGGCGGCATTTGTGGCGCTGTACCCGGCTGACCAGCAGGACACGGTACGCCGTACACTGGCGCTGGAATCTGAACCGATTACCAAACAGCTGCAGGAGAATACTTACCGGGAAATTCTGCTGCGCCAGCGAATCAACGAGGCGGCCCTGGCGGTGATGGTGGCCTATGCCAACAGCAGCGACCTGGAGCAGCTCGGCGCTAATTACAACGTTAAGCGCCTCACGGTCACGCCTGCCGATAACGATGCCGTGCCGCCCGTGGCGGCGGTGATGGAAACCGACGAAGCGCTACGCCTGCGCATTCCGGCAGCCTTTGAGGGGCTGTCCGTTGCGGGACCCACTGCAGCCTACGAGTTTCACGCCAAAAGTGCAGACGGGCGCGTGGCAGATGCCAGCGCAACCAGCCCCGCCCCGGCAGAGGTGGTGCTGACCGTACTGAGCCGGGAGGGTGACGGCACGGCAGATGCTGAACTGCTGGCGGTGGTGGAAAAAGCGCTGAACAGCGAGAGCGTGCGCCCGGTGGCTGACCGCCTGACGGTGCGCGGGGCTTCCATTGTGAATTACAGCGTACGCGCCTTGCTCTATCTCTATCCAGGACCGGAGTCTGAACCCATTCTGGAAGCGGCAAGGGCAAGCCTGCAGAAGTACATCGCCAGCCAGACCCGGCTGGGGCGGGATATTCGCCTGAGCGCCATCTATGCGGCCCTGCATGTTGAGGGCGTGCAGCGGGTGGAACTGCTTTCTCCGCTGGCGGACGTGGTGCTGGATAAAACCCAGGCCGCCTCCTGCACTGACTGGAGCGTGAGCGTCGGGGGTACGGATGAATAGCCTGTTGCCGCCGGGTTCGTCAGCACTTGAGCGTCGAGTGGCGGAGAGCTGCAGCGGCATTTCCGATCTGCAGGTTCCTTTGCGTGACCTGTGGAACCCGGCAACGTGTCCGGTTGCCTTTTTGCCGTATCTGGCCTGGGCATTTTCCGTAGACCGCTGGGACGAAAGCTGGTCGGAAAATGTGAAACGCCGGGTGGTGCAGGATGCCTTTTACATTCATCAGCACAAGGGCACAACCAGCGCTGTGCGGCGGGTGGTGGAGCCGTTCGGTTTCCTGATCCGCATTCTGGAGTGGTGGCAGACCAACGAGGCCCCCGGCACGTTCCGGCTGGACATTGGCGTGCAGGACCAGGGCATCACGGAGGAAACCTATCTGGAGCTGGAGCGCCTGATCGGTGACGCCAAACCCTGCAGCCGCCATCTGATCGGCATGTCCATCAACCTGCAGACCAGCGGCCCGTTTTGGGTAGGGGCTGGCACCTACATCGGGGAGGAAATCACCGTCTACCCGTATATCAACGAAACCATTACCTCCGGCGGCCCGGCCTTTGCGGGCGGGGCGGTCCATGTTATCGACACAGTGAGAGTGAACCCATGAGCGCAAAATTTTACACCCTGCTGACGGACATTGGCGCGGCAAAACTGGCAAGTGCCGCCGCGCTCGGTGTCCCGCTGAAAATTACCAAAATGGCAGTGGGCGACGGGGGCGGTGTGCTGCCGACACCCAGCGCGCAGCAGACTGGCCTGATTGCAGAAAAGCGCCGCGCCGATCTAAACATGCTGTACATCGACCCGCAGAACAGTAGCCAGATTATTGCTGAGCAGGTAATTCCTGAAACGGAGGGCGGTTGGTGGATTCGTGAGGTCGGGCTGTTTGATGAGACAGGCGCGTTGATTGCCGTCGGCAACTGCCCGGAAAGTTACAAGCCGCAGCTGGCGGAGGGCAGCGGGCGCACACAGACCGTGCGCATGGTGCTGATTACCAGTAGCACCGATAACATCACCCTGAAAATTGACCCGGCGGTGGTGCTGGCAACCCGCAAGTATGTGGATGACAAGGTGCTGGAGCTGAAGGTGTACGTGGATGACCAGATGGCGAAACATATCGCCGCGGTTGATCCCCATACGCAGTATGCGCCAAAGACTAGCCCGACCTTTACCGGAACACCAAAAGCACCCACTGCGGCGTCAGGCAATAACACCACCCAGCTTGCCACCACGGCATTTGTGCAGGCCGCTATTGCGGCGCTGGTCAATTCCTCCCCTGGCGCACTGGACACGCTGAACGAGCTGGCTGCAGCGCTGGGTAATGATCCGAACTTCGCCACCACCATGACCAATGCGCTGGCGGGCAAAATGGATAAATCCGCCAACGGGGCTGACATTGCGGATGTTGCCGCATTTCTGAATAACCTGGGGTTGGGGGCCGGATCTGCTCTGCCTGTTGGTGCGCCGATCCCCTGGCCCCTTGCTACGGCGCCGGAGGGATGGCTGAAATGTAATGGTGCGGCATTTGATAAGGTGAAATACCCCAAACTGGCAGCAGCTTATCCCTCCGGCACCCTACCTGATTTACGTGGCGAGTTTTTGCGGGGCTGGGATGATGGGCGAGGTGTGGATGCCGGGCGTGCCTTATTAAGCGCTCAGAGTTTTGCATTCGAAGATCACGCCCTCTCTATCCCAACCAATCAGGGTTATGCAGGGGTAGAATTCGGCAGCACAGAAAAAGATGTTTACGCGGCATTCTCTGACCGTATGGCTTATATCGGTAGTCAGGGGAGCGATGGTCAATGGACTGATTACACGCAATCCAAAATCTACGTGCGTGGTGATGGTAAGCCAGTGGGTAACAATAATGGACTGGTGAATACAACGGATGCGCCGTATTCCTTCATCCGTACTTATAGGGCAAGTACGGGCTGGAATAATCCGGGAATGAATGTACCTAAAACAGCTACGGAAACGCGCCCGCGTAACCTTGCATTTAACTTTATCGTGAGGGCAGCGTAATGCAGACAGCAGTTCTTGAATATGGTTATGCCGTAGTGGCAGGTGATATTGTTGTTTTTAACTATGACACCCAGACGCGGGAGTATTTATCTCAGTCTACAGAATATCTTCCGGTAGGTGTCAGCATTCCAGCGAATGCCTGCACCGACAAACCTCTGGCAGCAAAAGCGGGTTATGTAGTCTGCCGCAACAGTAAGCTGACCGGGTGGGAATATCAGGCTGATCATCGTGGTGAAACCGTCTGGAATACCAAAACGGGAGAACCTTTGCTAATTACTGTGCCGGGTGATTACCCTGTAAATACCACGCTTTATGAACCCGCTACGCCTTACGATAAATGGAACGGTGAGCGCTGGGTAACGGACGAAGCCGCACAACAGGCGGCAGAAGTTGCAGCGGCAAACGCCACCAAAGCAGCACTGATGAAAAGTGCCAGTGAGCAAATCGAACCCCTGCAGGATGCGGTTGATCTTGATATGGCAACCGATGAGGAAAAGGCCCGTTTTAATGAGTGGCGCAAATACCGCGTGCTGCTGACTCGAGTGGATACCAGCACCGCTCCCGCCATTATCTGGCCTGAAGCACCAGCCGCTTAATTCCTCCCCCGCCTCGTGCGGGGGTTTTTCCATCCGTCCATTATGCAAATCCCCTCATAAGGCTAGAAGCGTGCACTACGGTTTTAATTGCTTGAAGTGTGAATTACTGATTCGCCAATTTGATATTTCTTTTTTGACGCATGATAAAGAGTATATCCTTTGTGTGGTAAATTTCTTTTCTGGTTCGAAATATTCAGTTATGAGTGATATTTGCGTAACGCATAATGAATGAGATAAGTAACATTAAAAATCCTGTTCCAGCAAGTGGACCTTTTTCTGTTTTTAGTAAGAATACAGAAATACTTCTGAAGAATAACCCCCCGAGACCTAATGCGACGAGCAATTTTACTGTGTGACCGATGATGTAATGCAGTGCTATGACTGCGCATAAAAGTGAAGTTATTGTGACGCATAAATACAATGTGGGGGGTAAGCTCTCAAATAAAAAAACTCTAAAATGATATATGGCGACTGCAATGCCTATCAGGCATAAACAGAAAAATACTATTTGTAATTGTGCAAGTGTTTCTTTGAATTTTTGGGATATATCCCTGTCAACATTATTCCTCAACCGGGAAAAGTATTCAGAAAGAGAATGATTGATCTTGGCTCTCCATGCGGAAGGCATGAAATAATCACACCCCATCAGCAAAGACGCAACTATTTGACATGACAAAACGGTAATCTCACTAAAAACCATTTCTAACTCTCATCTGCTCGCTAATTCTTCAACGATTACTTTGTATCATAACTCAGACAATATGGCCTCGATGATTTTCATTCCATACAAAGGAATCATGGCGAAACTCTTCTACAGGAGATTCGTTATATGGCTCAGGATTACCACCACGGGGTGCGCGTTGAAGAAATCAACGAAGGCACCCGCACCATTACCACGGTGAGCACCGCCATTGTGGGAATGGTCTGCACCGGGGACGACGCCGATCCGTCAGTGTTTCCCCTCAATAAACCTGTCTTACTGACCGACGTACTGACTGCCAGCGGCAAAGCAGGCGAGTCTGGCACCCTGGCCCGTTCACTGGATGCGATTGCCGACCAGGCCAAACCTGTCACCGTGGTTATCCGCGTGGCGCAGGGCGAAACCGAAGCCGAAACCACCACCAACATCATCGGCGGTGTGACGGTTGACGGCAAAAAAACGGGCATCAAGGCGCTGCTGTCGGCGCAGTCTCAGCTGGGCGTTAAGCCGCGCATTCTCGGCGTGCCGGGCCATGACACGCAGGCCGTTGCCACCGAATTGCTGGGCGTGGCGCAGAGTCTGCGCGGGTTCGCTTACCTGTCGGCCTATGGCTGCAAAACGATGGAAGAAGCGATCACTTACCGTGAGAACTTTAGCCAGCGTGAAGGGATGTTGATCTGGCCTGACTTCATCAACTTTGACACCGTGCTGCAGGCCGATGCCACGGCGTTTGCCACGGCCCGCGCCCTGGGTCTGCGTGCCAAAATCGACGAACAGACCGGGTGGCACAAAACCCTGTCCAACGTCGGCGTGAACGGCGTCACCGGGCTGTCGGCTGATGTGTTCTGGGACCTGCAGGACCCGGCAACCGATGCTGGCCTGCTGAACCAGAACGATATCACCACGCTTATCCGCAAAGACGGCTTCCGCTTCTGGGGTTCCCGCTGCCTGAGCGATGATCCGCTGTTTGCCTTTGAGAGCTACACCCGCACGGCACAGGTGCTGGCTGACACCATGGCAGAAGCCCACATGTGGGCGGTGGACAAACCGCTCAACCCGTCCCTGGCCCGCGACATTATCGAAGGTATCCGCGCCAAAATGCGCAGCCTGGTGAGTCAGGGTTATCTGATTGGCGGTGACTGCTGGCTGGATGAGTCCGTGAACGACAAGGACACGCTCAAGGCCGGGAAGCTGCTGATCGACTACGACTACACGCCAGTGCCACCACTGGAAAATCTGCTGTTACGCCAGCGCATCACGGACCAGTACCTGATGAATTTCGCCAGCCAGGTCAGCGCATAAGGGGGCAACATGGCTTTACCACGCAAGTTAAAACACCTGAACCTGTTCAACGACGGGAACAACTGGCAGGGGATCGTTGAGTCCCTGACCCTGCCGAAATTCACCCGCAAGTTTGAGAAGTATCGCGGCGGCGGCATGGCTGGCGCGGTGGATGTGGACATGGGGCTGGATGACGGTGCGCTGGACACGGAATTTTCCATTGGTGGGATGGAGTCGCTGCTGTTTAAACAGCTGGCGAAGACCACCGCCGACGGCGTGCAGCTGCGCTTTACCGCATCCATCCAGCGTGATGACACCGGAGAAGTGCAGGCCGTGGAGCTGGTTGTGCGCGGGCGTCATAAAGAGATTGACTCCGGCGAGCTGAAAACCGGGGAGAGCAACGCCACCAAAGTCAGCAGCACCAACAGCTACGCCAAACTGACCATTAACGGCGAAGTGCTGTATGAGGTCGACACGATCAACATGGTTGAAATTGTTGACGGCGTGGACCTGATGGAAGCGCACCGCCGCGCAATCGGCCTCCAGTAACCCATAACGGCGCGGGCTACCGCGCCAGAACTCACTTTTTCAGGACAAGAACATGAGCGACAAAACAAACGAAAAAACCGTGGTACTGGATACCCCAATCCTGCGCGGCAAAAGCGAAATCAAAGAGGTGGTACTGCGTAAACCCCAGTCCGGCGCGCTGCGTGGCACCCGCCTGCAGGCCATTATGGATATGGACGTCAGCGCGATGATGACCATCATTCCGCGTATCTCCAGCCCGACGCTGACCCCGCAGGAAATGGCGGAGCTGGACCCGGCAGACCTCACCGCAATGTCCGTGGAGGTGGTCACTTTTTTGTTGAAGAAGTCGGTGCTTGCCGATTTGCCGACAGCCTGACGGTTGATGACCTGGTGGCAGATATTGCCACCATTTTTCACTGGCCGCCTTCCGTCACTGACGTTATGCCGCTGACTGAGGTGCTGGAGTGGCGGCATAAAGCAATCCTGAGAAGCGGGGCCAGCGATGAGTGATAACAACCTGCGCCTGCAGGTGGTACTGAATGCGGTTGATAAACTCACCCGCCCATTCAAAAGCGCGCAGGCCAGCACAAAGACGCTGGCTGCCGCTGTGCAACAAAGCAAAACCCGACTCAAAGAGCTGGATGCCCAGGCCGGGCGAATTGAGGGCTTCCGCAAGGCCAGCTCACAACTGGCAGTCACCGGAACTAACCTCAAGGCCGCCCGCGAAGAAGCCGCAAAACTCGCCACGCAGTTCGCCGCCACCAATCGGCCTACCGCCCAACAGGCCCGACTGCTGGAACAGGCCAAAACCCGTGTAAATGAGCTTCAGACCAAATACAACGGGCTGCGTCAGTCCGTGCAGCGCCAGCGCCAGGCACTCAAAGATTCCGGCATTGATACGAAAAAACTGAGCGGTGCGCAGCGGGAACTGCGGCAGAACGCAGACGAAACCCGGCAGGCTCTGGACAGGCAACAGAAATCACTGAAACGCCTGGGTGAGCAGCAGGCACGCATGAACGCTGCACGCGCGGAGTATTCCCGCCGTCTGGAAGTGCGGGATCGCGTCGCCGGGGCCGGAGCGACCACCACAGCTGCCGGGCTGGCAATGGGTGCGCCGGTAATGGCGGCGGTGAAAAGCTACGCCAGCATGGAAGATGCCATGAAAGGTGTGTCTAAACAGGTCAACGGCCTGCGCGATGACAACGGCAACCGCACCACCCGTTTTTATGAAATGCAGGACGCCATCAAGGCCGCCAGTGAACAGCTGCCGATGGCAAATGGCGCAGTGGACTTTGCCGCCCTGGTTGAGGGTGGCGCGCGCATGAACGTGGCAAACCCGAATGACTCCTGGGCTGACCAGAAGCGTGACCTGCTGGCCTTTGCCGCTATGGCGGCGAAAGCCTCCACGGCGTTTGAACTTCCGGCAGATGAGCTTTCTGAAAGCCTGGGGAAAATTGCCCAGCTCTACAAAGTCCCGACCCGCAACATCGAGCAGCTGGGCGATGCGCTGAACTACCTGGACGATAACGCCATGTCAAAAGGCGGGGACATTATCGACGTCCTGCAGCGCATGGGCGGGGTGGCAGACCGTCTGGATTATCGCAAAGCCGCGGCGCTCGGCTCCACGTTCCTGTCCCTTGGCACCGCACCGGAAGTGGCAGCCAGTGCCGCAAATGCCATGGTGCGTGAGCTGTCCATTGCCACCATGCAGAGCAAAAGCTTTTTTGCAGGCATGGACCTGCTGAAACTGAACCCCGCGCAGATTGAAAAAGAGATGACCCGGGATGCAATGGGCACCATTCAGCGCGTGCTGGAGAAGGTTAACAACCTGCCGAAAGACAAGCGCCTGGGCGCAGTGACGCTGGTTTTTGGCAAGGAATTTGGTGATGACGCGGCGAAGCTCGCAAACAACCTGCCGGAGCTGCAGCGCCAGCTCAAGCTCACGTCCGGCGGTGATGCCAGTGGCTCCATGCAGAAAGAGTCCGACATTAACAAAGACTCCCTGTCCTCGCAGTGGTTGCTGGTTAAGACCGGAGCACAGAACACGTTCAGCAGCCTGGGTGAAACCCTGCGCCAGCCGCTGATGGATATTATGGACGTAGTGAAGCGTGTTACGGGCGTTATGCGTCGCTGGGTGGAGGCCAACCCTGAACTGGCGGGCCGGCTAATGAAAATTGCCGCCGTTGTGGCATCAGTAACACTTGCTCTGGGCACTTTTGCTATTGCCATGGCGGCTGTTCTGGGACCGATAGCATTACTCCGTTTTGGGATGAAGTCGCTTGCCATCACGGGTTCTGGCAGGCTCAGCCCTTTGCTGGGACGTTTAGGTCAGGTCTTTACGTCCTTCGCGCCGGGGCTTTTTCGGTCTGGTGAAGCGTTTAAAAAGCTATTCGCATTGTTTTCAGGAAACGACGCCGGAGAAACGGTTAGCTGGATAGAACGTATCCGTGATGCGCTCAGCGGTAGCGATGAGGATAACGATGGCGGCGGGATCCTTGATGCTTTTCGCGATGGCGCTCTGGATAAAATAAAGGAACACGCCCAGCAGGCGGGAGAAGTGCTGGTCTCATCTTTCCGTAACCCTGGCGAAGCGGTGCGACAACTGTCAGCCCGAATCAGTGGGTTAGCCAGTGCAGCCTTCGCTCCGTTGGTGTCTTCGGTCCGGGGGGCGGGTGGCGTGGTCAGGTGGCTGGTTATGTCACCATTTGCATTACTGCGTGCGGCTGTTATCGGTATCGGTAGTCTTTTGGGGGTTCTGCTTAGCCCAGTAGGGCTGGTTGTGGCGGCGCTGGCAGGTGTGGCACTGGTTATCTGGAAATACTGGCAGCCCATCGGTGCATTTTTAGGGGGCGTCGTTGAAGGATTTAAAGCTGCCGCAGCCCCAATCAGTTCGGCGTTCGAGCCGTTAAAACCGGTGTTTCAGTGGATAGGTGACAAGGTGCAGGCGCTGTGGGGATGGTTCACCGATCTGTTGGCTCCGATTAAATCAACTTCTGCGGAGCTGAGTAGCGCAGCAGCGATGGGGCGCGTCTTTGGTGAAGCACTGGCGGAAGGGCTGAACAGGGTGATGCATCCGCTTGAGTCGCTTAAATCGGGGGTATCCTGGCTGCTGGAAAAGCTCGGCATTGTCAGCAAAGAGGCAGCGAAAGCCCGCCTGCCTGATCAGGTTGTTCGCCAGCAACCCGCCACGGTGAACAGTGACGGCAAAGTGACGTTGCCGCCGGGCGGATTCCCGTCCATGGGCTTTGCCGGAATGTATGACAGCGGCGGCGATATTCCTCGCGGTCAGTTTGGCATTGTCGGGGAGAACGGCCCGGAAATCGTCAACGGTCCGGCAAATGTGACCAGCCGCAGGCGCACTGCCGCGCTGGCTTCAGTTGTTGCCGGGATGATGGGCACAGCAGCGGTGCCTGCAGAGGCGGTGCCACTTCACCCGATGAGCCTGCCCGCCGCCACGTATCGGGCACCGTCGGAAAAACCTGCCAGCCAGCCATCGGTTGTGCGTTATGAAATTAACGCGCCAATCCATATCGTCGCCCAGCCAGGGCAAAACGCGCAGGATATTGCCCGCGAAGTGGCAAGACAGCTTGATGAGCGTGAGCGCCGGGCCAGAGCGAAAGCCCGCAGTAATTTCAGTGACCAGGGGGGATATGATTCATGATGATGGTGCTGGGTTTATACGTGTTTCAGCTGCGCACGGTGCCTTATCAGGAGCTGCAGTATCAGCGCAGCTGGCGACACGCGACCAACAGCCGGGTGAGCCGCCGTCCGTCCACGCAATTTCTTGGCCCGGATAATGATTCGCTGACGCTTTCCGGTGTGCTGTTGCCTGAAATCACTGGCGGCAGGTTGTCACTTCTGGCGCTGGAACAGATGGCGGAGCTGGGCAAGTCGTGGCCTTTGATTGAGGGCAGCGGCATCATCTACGGCATGTTTGTGATCGAGAGTCTGAGCCAGACCAAAACGGAGTTTTTCGCCGGAGGGGAGGCCAGGCGGATTGAGTTTACGCTGACGCTCAAACGGGCGGATGAGTCCCTGTCTGATATGTTCGGCAGCCTCAGCGATCAACTGAGCAACCTGCAGGACTCCGCTGCTGGCGCGATTGGGAACATCACAAACACCGTGGGAGGGCTGCTGCAATGAATGTCAGTTCTGACCTTCTCGACCTCAACAGCAAAACGCCTGCTTTCAGTATCGTGATTGAAGGTAAGAACGTGACGGAGGTGCTGGACAAGCGCCTGATGAGCCTGACTCTGACGGACAACCGGGGCTTTGAAGCGGACCAGCTCGATCTGGAACTGGATGATGCAGACGGGCAGATTGTGCTGCCCCGGCGTGGGGCAGTCATCACCCTGGCGCTGGGCTGGAAAGGGCAGCCCCTTTTTCCAAAGGGCAGTTTCACGGTGGACGAAATTGAACATACAGGTGCGCCGGACAGGCTGACCATCCGCGCCCGCAGCGCCGACTTCCGGGAAACCCTGAACACGCGCCGGGAGAAGTCCTGGCATCAGACAACGGTGGGCGACGTGGTGAAAGACATCGCGGCCCGCCACAATCTGACGATGGCGCTGGGCAAAGACCTGACCAGCAAACAGCTGGATCACCTGGACCAGACCAACGAAAGTGACGCGAGTTTTCTGATGAAACTGGCCCGGCAGTATGGGGCCATCGCATCCGTCAAAGACGGTCATCTGCTGTTTATCCGCCAGGGGCAGGGCAGAACTGCCAGCGGAAAGCCGCTGCCGGTAATCACTATCACCCGCAAGGCCGGAGACAGTCACCGTTTCAGCCTGGCAGATCGTGGGGCCTATACGGGCGTGATTGCCAGCTGGCTGCATACGCGGGAGCCAGCTAAGAAGGAAACCACAAGCGTTAAGCGCCGGAAGAAAACCACGACAGCAAAGGAGCCGGAGGCAAAGCAGGGAGATTATCTGGTCGGCACGGATGAAAACGTACTGGTACTGAATCGGACCTATGCTAACCGGGCCAACGCTGAACGGGCCGCCAAAATGCAGTGGGAACGCCTGCAGCGTGGTGTGGCTTCCTTCTCGCTGCAGCTGGCAGAAGGGCGGGCTGATCTCTACACGGAAATGCCCGTGAAGGTCAGCGGCTTCAAACAGCCGATTGATGAAGCGGAATGGACCATCACCACGTTGACGCACAACGTCAGCGCTGACAGTGGTTTTACGACCAGCATTGAGTTTGAGGTGAAAATTGATGATTTCGAAATGGAATGATTAGTTCCAAATTGCGAACAATGATGTATCATTATTGCGAACTGGTTAATAATGAGGGCTGACGAAAATGATGAATTGTCCTATGTGCGGACAGGCTGCACATACCCGAAGCAGCTTCCAGGTTTCCAACGAAACCAAAGAGCGTTACAACCAGTGCACCAACATCGAGTGCGGGCATACGTTCGTGACGCATGAAACTTTTGTCCGTTCTGTGTGCCGTCCGCAAAAAATTAGCGCCGCGCCACCGCATCCCAAAGGTATGCAGGAACAATTTGCTTACTGAATCTGACCCGCCGATGGCGGGTTTTTTAATGGCTGTTGCCGCCATGGCTAAACGGCTGTCGCCATTTTGTCGCCGCTGGCGTCAAAGACGTGTTCTAAGTGGTTGATTATAAATGGCGTGAATTTCAGGCAACAAAAAACCCATCAACCTTGAACCGAAGAGCGGCGGGGTTGATGGGCTCCACAAAATGGGGACATCAAAGAAAAGCAGTGGCACTAATTATGACTACCGCCCATTCAAAAAGTTCGGCAGTTCACAGTTTTTTTTTCTGCTTATTGCATTCTTCAGATTTATCCCAAGCCCGGCCAGATGACGATAATCAGCGTACCCGCCAGGGTTAACAACACGTTAGCGATGGCGTAGGTGCCTGCGTATCCCAGGGCCGGAATGTTACTGCGAGCGGTATCGCTGATGATTTCCATCGCCGGTGCACAGGTGCGGGCTCCCATCATTGCGCCGAACAGCATCGCGCGGTTCATACGCAGCACGTAGGCACCAAACAGGAAGCAGATAACCACCGGCACCAGACTGACCATCAGGCCCGCGACCAGCATCTGACCACCAATAGCGCCGAGGCCATTGCCGATACCGCTACCCGCGCTTAAGCCGACACCTGCCATAAACACCATCAGGCCGAACTCTTTCACCATATTCAGCGCACCTTGTGGGATGTAGCCGAAGGTCGGGTGGTTGGCACGTAAGAAGCCCAGCATGATCCCGGCGAACAGCAGGCCTGCCGCGTTACCGATGGCAAAGCTGAAGGAGCTGAACTGGAAGGTGATCATGCCGATCATCAGGCCGACAATAAAGAAGGCGCAGAAGGCCAGCAGGTCGGTAACCTGGCTGTGAATCGAGATAAAGCCGATGCGGTCGGCGATGGTTTTCACCCGGCGCGCGTCACCGCTGACCTGCAAAACGTCGCCTTTGTTGAGCACAATGCTGTCGTCAATCGGCATTTCAATCTGGCTGCGGATCACGCGGTTCAGGAAGCAACCGTGATCGGTCAACTTAATTTGTGCCAGACGACGACCAACGACGTTGTGGTTCTTGACCACCACTTCTTCGGTGACGATACGCATGTCGAGCAGATCGCGGTCGAACACTTCTTTGCCGTTACGGAAGCTGGGGTCGAGGCGGGCATGTGCATCGGGATAGCCGACGAGAGCTATTTCATCGCCCATTTGCAGTACCGCGTCGCCGTCCGGGTTCGCCAGAATGCCGTTGCGCCGAATACGTTCGATGTAGCAGCCGGTCTGGCGATAAATGCCGAGCTCGCGCAGATTTTTGCCGTCGGCCCACGCCACCAGTTCCGGGCCAACGCGATAGGCGCGGATGACCGGGAGATACACTTTGCGGTTGGAATCGGTGTCCAGCCCTCGCTCGCGGGCGATTTGCTGGGCGCTGGTTTGCAGGTCCTGATGCTGAAACTTCGGCAGATAGCGTGCGCCGAGGATCAGGCTGACCAGACCAATCAGATAGGTGAGGGCGTAACCGAGGCTCAGGTGATCGAGCGCAGCGGCCAGTTCAGGGCCAGCCATACCTGAATGACGCAGCGTGTCACCCGCGCCGACCAGTACTGGCGTGGAGGTCATCGCCCCGGCCAGCATCCCGGCGGTAAGACCGATATCCCAGCCAAACAGTTTTCCGAGACCTAAGGCCATGACCAGCGCAGAGCCGACCATCACCAGCGCCAGCATCAGATAATTCTTACCATCGCGAAAAAATATGGAAAAAAAGTTAGGTCCGGCTTCCACGCCGACGCAGAAAATAAACAGCATAAAGCCCAGATTCAGGGCGTCAGTGTTAATACTGAAATGCTGCTGGCCTAATAACAGAGAGACCACTAAAACGCCAATGGAATTACCGAGTTGGATAGATCCTAAGCGCAATTTGCCCAGACACAGGCCCAGCGCCAGTACTACAAATAATAACAGGATGTAATTCCCATTTAACAAGTCTGCGACGTTTATATTCACGGAAGCTAACTTCTTGTTTACGAGTAAGTTGTTGAAAGAAATGGTTTTTTGGGCTAAGGTTTTTCCTGGTCAGACAGAAAAAATCAACCATACGGCAGCCTGTTTTTCACCATCAAATAAAGGCCGTTAGTTTAATCGTTCCTGATAGCGGCGGCTAGTAACAATCGTTTGTTCTTATGTAGGCATCACGGCAAGGAGTGCCGGAAAACTTTATCCAACGAGGCTGAGTTGAAGTTTGATAGAGACATATCAGGAGGAATTTTGAGATCTGAACGGGGTTGGGCGGGCGTTATCTGCTGTTTTGTCCTCTTTATTGTGGTGTGCCTTTATCTGTTAGTGAATATGAAAGGTGCATTCCGTGCGTCCGGTCATCAGGAGCTGGGCCTGCTGTTCTTTGTTATCCCTGGAGCCGTGGCAAGTTTTCTCTCATCACGACAGCGGATTTTATTGCCGCTCGTTGGGGCAATGATGGCTGCACCGGTTTGTCTGATATTGATGCGTGTGTGGCTTTTCTCGAACCGATCGTTCTGGCAGGAATTGGCGTGGTTGTGCAGTGCGGTGTTCTGGTGTGCGCTGGGCGCGCTGTGCTTTTTGTTTGTCAGCGGGTTGGTTGCAAGAATACGTGGGCGCGATTAACGCCCACGCCGTTCATTACGCGTACAGACCCAGGTTCTCTTTCGCCCAGGCTTCAAAATCAGTGAAACCACCGATATGAGTCTGGTCGACAAAAATCTGCGGTACTGTTTCAACCGGCTTACCCACGGTCTGCTCGAGGTCAGCTTTGCTGATCCCTTCTGCGTGAATATCGATGTAACGATAGTTAAAATCATCACGCTCGGTGGTCAGTTTTTCTGCCAGCTCTTTAGCGCGAACACAGTAAGGGCAACCCGGACGACCAAAAATTACGGTAAACAT